TTCTTTATGCTGAGTAGTAGGACGCGCTTGGATAAGGCAGGACTTTCTTTTTGTGGTAACAAGTTTTCGCACATTGATAGCGAATATACGCCCACCATTATTTGACTCGATACGCAACTGGTCGCATTCCGTATCTATTACCATTTGTGCTAAATGTGGTTCTGTAACTTCCACCGGGTCTTTTGTAAACAACACATCCGTAATGAAATATTTCTGACCGAATACCTTTGCAAACGGAGCGCAAAAATCATCATCCCCCTTATCGGCCGTATCACACGCACCGATAACACCATCCGGCCTTTTACCTGCAATATCAGCAAGTTTAAAACGCATAAGAGAAGACTTCGGAAATAATAATCCTTTCGCCTCAAACGGCTCTTGCATATACTCGGCCATCCAAATGCTTTCATCCGTTTCCGAGCGTAATTCAAGGTAATATTCGGTCGTGTGTACATCTTCACAGAAGGACCGTTCGTTTTCATCAAGAGCAGCAATACGGATGATTTCATTATATTTCCCTGCTTCTTCCAAACGCCCAAGTACATCATTGGCAGACCAACGTGTACCAATGTCAATAAGACAACAGTTACCCTCTATACGAGAATCATGCGTACCTTGTTTCCATGACCATACTTTTTCATTATTATTATCAGATAAGGCATCTTCCAAGCTCTTGTACAAGTCGTCCGTCATAGCGAGCATGGACGCACCAAAACCGATAACAGTTCCACCAACACCACCGCCAAAATAAGAAACCTGACGGGCTCCCTCAACATTCCAGCTCTTCACATTCTGTTTATCACCTTTAAGATAAATATCCGGAAATATTTCATGAAAACGTTTGGACTTCACAATATCACGGGCATCATAGGAAAGTTTATTGTACAATGTATCAGAACAACAGTTACGCATAACTGATTCTTCCGGAAAATGCCCGAGCATCCATGCGATAAACAAAGATGAAATATAAGACTTTCCTGCACGTGGCGGCATACTTACTGCAAGACGATAGATTATGCCGGCAGAGTATGACTCATATACACGCATAAAAGCTTCTGCAACTTTCTTCAGGAATAAACGCTTTGCAAAAAACTTCGGGTCATAGTATAAACAGAAAGCCCAGAAATCTTTCTGAGCTTCCCGCTTGCGAAGAATTGTTACTGCCTTCGCACGCTTTATAAGAATTTCCCGGTTGCTTTTACTCTTGTTCGCCACGTATTATAGCTATTAACTGTTCATCGGTCATACTTTCAAGTTCATCACCTAAATTCACATTGGTATCAACTTCTTTACGGTCGCGCCATTTTTCCGGCTGTCGGTTCTTCAACCAAAATATTGCAGCCGTTGTGTCCGGTGGATAATGTTCTATATACTCCTTTTGGTCAGTTATACGCCCATCAGATGTAGCGAATTTAGTTGCTTTGCATGAGTAACCAATAGCACGATTATACAAGCGAGAAGCTACATTGGCATCAGCCAAATTCTTTCCTTTTTTTAAGGACTCAAGAAATTCAGGGTATTTCTTTTTCCAACTATTGATTGTCTGTTCTGAGACAGAGAAGAATTCAGCAATTTCTTTATCTGTCGCACCAAGCAGACAGAGTTTAAGAACTTGGTCGGAATACTCTTCTTTGTAATCCGATTTACGTCCTCTTTTCTTTTTTTCTGCTGAATTCTTCTTTTCTGTCATAACCAATAACTAACCAAAACTGACAAATAGAGACAACTCATCCTTTAATTCGGGTAAGCCTCCATTATCAAAATAGAAAGAAGAACGCATTTTTCCCTGTTTTTTTACCCCACGCATGGTTTTACACAAGTGTTCTCCCTCTAATACTATACCTATAGCTAAAGGTGGATATTCATCACCAAGTGCATTCCTTATCATATCAACAATATCTTGCGCCAATCTTTCTTGTATCTGTAAGCGGGCAGCGCAGTAATCTACCACACGACCCACTTTGGAAATGCCAAGAATCTTTCCTTTAGGATTAGGGATATATGCAAACCAATACTTACCAAAGAAAGGCATCATGTGATGCTCGCACATAGAATAATATGTACCGGAATCAGACACAACACTACCACAAGATAAACCATCCTTGCCATTCGGGAATACAGTAATCTTTGGCTTTTGTTCAGGGTCATATCCACGAAATATCTCTTGCCACATCCTTAAAATACGATCCGGAGTGCCAACAAGTCCTTCTCGATTAGGATTCTCACCAATGTACGAAAGGATATTTCTTATCGCACATTCAATATCTTTTGGGTCTGTAAGCTTAGTTTCCATTTGGGATGCTTTTTAATATAATCAATAACTTCTTCTGTATTCTGACAAGAGCATGGCTGTAAATAATATACAGCTGCTGTCATTTCTTCATAGGTTGATAAATCCTGCCCAGTATAGACTACTTTTATTTCATGAGGATTAACAACAATAGCATTACTTCCTTCTTTCGGTGAGCAAGTTACCCAATCTATATTATTCGGTAAGGAGCGCGTCCCGTTAGTTTCTATACAGACATATTTACCTATCCGATGCAGACGGTCTACAAACTCCCTATCAATCCAAAGCGAAGGTTCTCCGCCCGTCAGTATGACCATCACTGCCGGATATTTCCCTACTTCCGACAAGATTTCCTCATCGGACATCAAAATACCGTCTTCATGCTGCGTATCACAGAAAGGACATTTCAAATTACATCCGGAGAAACGGACAAAAACAGCCGGGGTTCCGGTATGATAACCTTCCCCCTGTATGCTGTAGAATATTTCATTTACCTTTTTCATACCATGCTATATTGTTTTCCGACTCCTGCACCATTACTTTAAAACAAGCCGGAACTTGTTCACAAATCCATCTTGCCATATTCTCCGCTGTCGTATTAAATGAAAGCACTTCATTTAAGTTACGGTGGTCCAACTGTTCCTGAATCTTTTGTTTTATGTGAGTAAAATCTACAACCATACCATCATCATTCAACTGTTTTGCCCGACACCAAACCACGATTATCCAATTATGCCCATGTAAATTCTCACATTTGCTCTCATAAGACAACTTCAAACTATGTGAAGCTGATATTTCAATACGTTTTCTAACTGTATACATAATAACTATTTATAAAATGACAATACCTGCATTATTTCATCTTCTTCTTGTTTCCGACCATAAGTTCCGGATTCTATCAAAGGAAGAATTTCTTTTCTGATGTAAGATACATTCCTATCTATAATATCTTCAGTAAAAGGATAGCCATTCAGGGCAAAGGCTATAAACTTGCGGAAACACGGTTTACAACTCCAACATTCTTTCCCATGCTCCGGAGTATAACAACTGAACGATGAAGAAAAGGCCTCATCCATATCGCCACCTTGCGCAACAAAAGCCCTAACGAGTTCAGCCTTTGTGTATCGCTTGAAATCCAGATTTATTTTGATTTTCCTTTCTTCCGTCCAATGTTGTTTCTGATAAAGATAGTTCAATAACTGCTCATAGATATCAGCAAATACCGGAGATTTGTCAAGCACCCGGTCCCCGGCCGTAGCACCTAAACAAATTTCATTCCCATAATTAGTGGCAATCCCGATAAGGTACATATTCCGCAACGGAATTATCTTATCTTCCCGTTCCCACTTGGAAAGGTCTAGTTTCTCCACTACAACATCAGCAGGAAGGCGCTTTATTTCCTCTTGTGAATACTTTGTGCCCATATCCACGTATAATTTCACATCAGGCTTCCAAATCTTGTCTATAAGCCAGCTATCCATGCCCCCTGAATATAGGAGGACTTTCTTTTCATAAGAACTCTTCTGCATACTTTTGAAATTTTATCCATTCATTAAAATTATGTCTATTCACCAAATCATGATGCCTGGCTCTCATCCCTTTTGGCGGATCGTAGCATTGCATCTGACCGTTATCAAACTTATATATCTGTCCATATCGGGCACCGGATAGCCATGTCGTACTATCAACACTATCAAACTTAAGGTATGGAAGATACTTGGAACTTGTAAAGCCAAGCCCATGAATACGGATACCGGCACTATGGGCCTGGTCTATAAACCATTTCAAAACCATAGGATTCCGTCTGATTCTTCTACCTTCTTCCATTGCGGAAGTCGTACCGATAGCCACATAAGGATATTCTTCACACATACGTAGAAAATAATCCCTTTTTCTTGAAGCATGCCACACGGGAATAGGTTTCCGCCCTGTCTTGTCTTCCAAGTAACGACGGTAATATTCAACCTTACGCAACCCGACAACAACATCAATATCAAGTTCAAAAAACTTTTGGATATTATTTTTGAGAATGAAATCAGCATACTTCCTTACATAACTATCCCAGTCAAATCCATTATTCTTTCCAGAAAAGGCAGAAAAAGCGCCACTATCAAGAATATGCTTTTCTTGGAGTACATAGCTGCCATATCTGCCGGATTTGTGTTCCCAAAAGGAACTAAGAAGATATATATCCGATGTATCCATGCACCATCTTCTGGCACATGGCTTATATCCAGCAAGATAAAGAATCATACCTCTATCTCTTTGTTACAATATGGACAAACCAATACTTTCTTTTTATGCTCTACCTTATCAGTACCTTCAAAGAAGCCCTCAATATCGGTAGGAATTTCATCAAATGGTAGGTCCATATTCCAATCATTGAGTTCTTCCAAGCAGAAATCTTCTACAATAGCGGCAAAATTAAATTGGGAGGAATCGGAAGCACGATTGTCAGCCAATGCCAACAGCTTCCTCTTTTCATCTTTTGTTGATAGGTCGGTTCTCTTAATAGCGATTAATTCCGTACCGTCAGACTCGATAACACGCACTTTTAACCCAAGTTCCTGGGCTTGTTCATAGACACCATTCCCGGCAATGACAATATCGTTTTTATCCACAAGAATAGAACGTCCGGCCCCACACTCCGTAAGGCTCTTACGAATAAGACGTTTGTTTTCTTCTCCATGAATACGATAATTGCGGGGGTCTAACTTAATCTCACTTACTTTAGACATAGCAATTTCGTTTTTCGATTAAAATATAGACTCCCCTGCAATTTTCTTTTAGACTGACTGGTCGCTAATCTGATTTTCTCTCGGCTTCCAGCCGTTTCACAAGTACAGCGTTCTCCTTTTGTAGGTTTTCAATCAGATGTTTCTGGTAAGCAATCATACCCTCAACACGTCCGACTTTCAAGCCTTTCTCATAAGCCGCCTGCAATTGAGGATCGGCATATACATTCTGTCCCATATTATCTTTCCTCCTTCCGTGTATTGTATTCACGCATCAAATCAAGCTCTATCTTTGAAGTGGCCAGACATGATGTCTCACCGATAGCACTTTCTATATCGGTCATGAAATCCCGAAGCATGGTAGAGTAGTTCTTTGCCCCCTCGTTCGTGATACGGGTATAGGCTTCTGAAAAGTCCTTGCGTGCGGCATTCAAATGTTCAAGTACTGATTGTAATTGCGGGTCTATTGTAATTGGTTTCATAATGAGTTCTCCTTTCTTCTGTTTTCCTGATACTTTCTTCGTTCTTCGTTTATTTTCTCATTGATATATTCTTTCCCTTTGGGAGTCCATACCATATACTCCCTTGGTTCTTCGTCTGGATTCACGGGTTCATACACCACCGTATATGTATATCCAAGACCGATGAGCGACTGGTTTAACATCCAGCGTTGTTTGTCACGGTTGTACTCCTGTATTTCCATGTATTCGAGAAAATCATTAAGCAGACGTGAGTCAGTGTGCAACTCTTTTGCCATCTGCTTCACCGTATAATACTTCCGTTGGCGGGGAGAGATACGCGGTTCTTCCACTATCACATTAGTAGGCGGCAGCAGTAGCATATCTCGCTGTCTGTTCAGTTCTTCCTGCATACGGCTGATTTGCGCTGCCATTGTTTGTGTGGCTTCCACCAACTGTTTCAACATGGAGGTATCGACGGACGAAGGAAGGGAACGGGTATTCCGGATGGTTTGCTCCATCTTGTTGAAAGCGTCGATATAGTCCAGTTTGAATTGGAGTGCCTTTTGTCCGGTGAAGCCCATAGCCAAAAGGGTGAAACCGTCACGGTTCATGATGTACATAGGACGCTCCTTGCCTTGTATATCAAGATAAGTGCTTTCGATAAAGAGGTGCCCTAATTTTTCAGGGCACATAATAAGAAGTTTAGTAATAGCTTGACATACATTATCATGCCTTTTT